CAGCCCGTCTACGGCGGCGATTAAGGTATCTTGCTTGGCAGAGGTAGCCGCGCCCGTCACCGTGGCCGTCACCGTGCCCGAAACAGGCACAGGCGTGGCGCGTAACTCCGCATCGGTCAACGGCCCCGTCACCGGCAGCGGATTCGTGGCGCTGGCATTCGTGACCGTATCCGCCTCGCCAAAAGCCACCTTCACGCGCTGGTAGTGGTCGCCCAAATCGTCCACGTATAAGGGCGCTTCGGTCGCCACCTGGATCGCCTGCGCCGCTACCGCAATGTCTTGGTTCGTGCCGAGCAGCTCCAGGCTATTGGTTTCGAGCGTTTCGGTTATGTGGGGATCAACGTTTGTGCCTGCGCCGCTGGCTTTGAGATACTTGGTGGCTGCCGCCCCATCCTTCACTTGCAAATTTGCCATAAGGTTTCTCCTTACAAAGAGGGCGTCAGAAGCGGGTAGGCCGGAACCTTGACCGCCGGCGCACGCTTGGGCGCAGGCCACGGACGCCGCTGCTCTACCGTGTAGGGCGGCTGCGAAGGCCAGTAGCTAATGCGGTCGTCCCAATACTGCCCCACCTGCGTATAGGCGTAGGCGCTGCCGTCCCATGCCTCATACTCGTTGTTGCTGTAGGGGTTGGGCAGCGGCTTCCACGTTTTCGGGGTGGTCGGCGGTTGCACTTCGAACGCCCCGATCTTGTGCCCGCCCGCCATGTCGTCCACGGCGCAATAGGTGAAGCACATTTTGATGGGGAAATCCGACCGTGTGGTCATGTAGCTGTTGATGATGTTAATCAAGGTCATCTGCTCCGCCGCCGTCGCATTGCTCGCCCCACCGCCCGCCATGCAGCGGTCTATGGCCGTCTCGGTAATCCAAATCGGCTCGGCGGTGTAGCTGTTGATCTTGTAGTTATGCGCCACCAGCCAGCTATTGAGTTGCGAGTAATAGCTGTTCCAGTCGCTCGTGTTACCGGCGTAGATGTGAAAAGCCCAGTTCACCGGCTTAAGGGCGGGGTTCGCTACCACCAGCGCATGAAAGGCGGTCATCCACGCATTCGTCGAGCAGCTTGCGCTCGTGTTGTTCAGGTTGGCGTCGGTGGACGGGCCAAAGGGCCAGATGATGTTAGGGCCAATCCATTGCAGGCCAGGGGCCACCGTTTTCAGGTCTAAGATGGCGTCGGCAAACTCTTGCGGCGTGACCCGCGCCTGCGCGGTGTCGTTCGGCTCGTTGCCAATCAATACGCGCTTGTTGGGAAAGTTGGCTAGCTGCGCCTTGAAGGCGGCGTAGTTGGTGGGGTTCTTGGTCTTGCTGGCCTCGTAGAGCATGGGCAGATACATCGCCGTTTTCCAGTTGGTCTGCGCCCAGCCTTCCGGAAAGTCAAAGGTATACGTGTAAAACGGTGGCACACACCCATGATACGGGTAGACCGTCGAGTCGGCCCCGTTCATGGCCGGACGTGACGGGTTAAAAAACTTGGTATTGAGGTAGCTGCTCGCCGACATGACCGTGATGGGCGCGGCCCCGTTATAGTTATTCCAGGGCACACACAGCCCCCACTTGGTCGGGTAGCCGCCCGGCCACCAGTAACTGAGCGCACGATTGTTTGCCACTACGCAACCTCCTTTTCCCAGCCTTACGGCGGCGTGGTCGTATACGTCCAGGTGGCGTCGGTCGAGGTCAGCGTCAAATAACGATACTTGACCGTGCCCCCGTGGTTGTACTGGATGATCCACTTGTCACCCTTCATATAGGCGCGCGCAGATGCCCCCGCCGTCGGGTCGGCCGGGTTCGCCGCCTGCTCGGTCACGGTCAACGCCCCGTTGATATGTAGCGCCGTCTCCGGTACCGTTTCGCCGATGCCCACATTGCCCAACTTGCTGATGCGCATCCGCTCGGCGTCATCCCCATCCGCCCGTGTCCAGAACGAAATGTAGCCGCTCTGATTGACCAGTACCGAAAAGTCCTCGGCCTTGCCCACCTGGATGCGCGCCGCTTCTTTTACGTCCCCGGTTGTATTGGCAAACTGAAAGACCAGCGCCGCGGCTTCGTTCGTGCTGGAGTCCAGCGCATAGGTGTTGCGGATATACGCTTCCACCACCGCATTGTTGGCCGAGCGTTCGGTAATCAGCGCGCCGTGCGCGCCGTTGATGCCGCGCGCCAGCCAATTGCCAAAGAAGTCCCCGCTCGTCGGGGTGATCGAACGGCCACCGTGTAAACTGTTGTTGTCCCCGCCATATTGGTTTAGAAACGAATAGCCCCCCGAATCGATCACCGTCAGGTCGCTAAAATCGTTGTAGTCCGGCCCGTCGCCCGCTACGCTACCCTGGCTGAATAAGCGAATCCCCGCCACCGACGGGCTGCGAATCGTGCCGCCGACCACGCGGTTATAGCGGCATAGATAGCCGCTCGCCTGCACCGCTTTGGCGAATACGCCGTCGCCTACGTTGTGGAAGTTCAAGCCCATGATCACGTTGTGCATCACGCTATACGGCGACAACGCATCGAGCCAGATACCGCCCGCATCCCCGGCCGCCGTGCCGTCGCTGTGGATGCCGATAATCAGGTTGCCTATGCAATCCTGCCCGGCATCGCTCTTGAGCGTCAACGAGCTAATCCCGCAATTCCAGCAGACCAAATTGGATACCACATTGAACTGGCCCTTGAACACCACCCCGTGGTCAAGTTCGGCGGCATAGAAGTTTGCGACCCGGCTGCGCGCGCCGTTGATATTGGCGTAGCCGTGCTGCGTGCCCGAACCCAGCGTGGCCACATTGACAAGCAGGCAATCGGAACCCGCGCCGGTTATGGCGTTCTTGGCCGTCGTGACCTGCACGCCCAAGTCCATCAAGCCGCTGCCGCTCGACAATGTAACCGTCGCCCCGCTAATCACCGTGCCGCCTTCCAGTACCCCGTTGGCGCGGTCATGGTAGGGCATCCGCGCCCCGCGCAGCAGCACATTCGCCGGCACGGTCACGTTGTCACAGGCAAAGCGTCCGGCGGGCATCCAGACTACCGCCGGGGCGTCGAAGGCCGCCGCCGCCGCCGTCGCCAGGTTGAGCGCCGTCAGGTTAGCCGCCGCCGTGCCGCCGTCGTGAAAACCGTAGGCCGCGGCGTAGACGCTCTGCGCCCCTTCTAACCATTCCAGCCGCTCGCCCAACGTGTCGGCAGGCTGCTTGACGTTGCCCGCCCCGCGCGCGTCCACCACCTCCACGATGTCATCGCCGGTCGCCGCTACGATGTTGTCGATGCGCTCGTCGAGCACGTCATCTGCCGCGCCGCGGGCGGTCGCCTCCGCGGCAATCGCCGCATTGCGCGCCGTTACCTCAGCCGCGTCTGCCGCCGCCCGCGCATTTGACTCGGTATTGACATCGGCAATACGCGCATTGGTTTCCGTGGCAATCGCGGCGTTGCGCGCCGTCACTTCGGCGGCATCTGCCGCTGCCCGTGTCGAAGCCTCCGCGTTATCCGCCGCCGTGCGCGCCGAGGCTTCCGCCGCATCCGCCGCAATGCGCGCATCTTCCTCATCTTCCAGCAGCGCGGCATTAGCGCCGTCGCCGGATACACGCGCCGCATTCGCCGCCGCAATCGCCGCGTCCAGTGTGCCCAGCGGCGTATTAAAGGTGCTGGCGTTGGCCGCTGCGCCGTTGGTAATGGCGCTGTGATAAGTCGTGGACATGGTTTCTCCTTACAGAACTGCGATGCTCTGAATCACCGTGCGCCGTTCAATCTGCGCCGTAAGCTGTACGGTCTTGTTCACCTTGCTCGCCGCCCGCACCCGAAAGGTGATGCTATTCGTGGCGCTCACCGGGCGTTTGGTGTCCGGGTCGCTAAAAGCGCCGGTCAAGTCCAGCGCATACCAGCCGCTTACCGCCGACCCCGCCACCGCCGTATAGCCGCCCGCCCCGTTGATCTGATACTCCAAATCCGTCGCCGCATAGGTGTTGCCGCCCGCTTCGTCAAAGACGCCATATTCCATATTGATCGTAGGCGTAAAGGGGTGCGTGTGCGCCGTGTCCGCGCTGGAGGAAGGCGCGCTAGCCCCGCCGCCCGCCGAGGCGATGGTCGTGCCGCCGCCATCCTCCGACGTTACCGCCCCGCTGTCCGGCGCGGTATCAATGCGCTTGTTGCCGCTGCCGAAGACTTCAAAGTAACCCAGGTTGACTTCCGCCCCGCCCGTAAAGGAGATGTTGACGTTATCCACGCTGCCGCTCTGCGGGTAAACGGGAATGTAATGGTCGTGGTCAGGTACGGGGTGCGTATGGTCAGGCAAGGCTACCGGGTGCGTGTGACTCGCAATCGTGACCGTGTGGCTGTGGCTCGTGCCCGCCCCAATCGTGCTGCCGCTGGCCCCCACGCTCTTTACCGTTGAGCGCAGCGGATCCACGCGCACGCGACAAATAATCTGGTTGACCAGCGTCACCTCCGGCCCCAACCAAAAGCGCAATATGGCGCTGTGATCGTCGTCGATATGCTCCCGGTACGAAATCGTGTCCACGCTCGGCCCCATCTGCGGGTGCGCTTCCATCGTCAAGTTCTTGCGCGCATCGCTGGCAAGCTGCAGCTCCGCCGACGACGGCCAGCGCCGCGCTTCGCTCAATACCAGCCCCACCGTGCGCAGCGCGTTGCCGTCGAGTTCGCTCGTCGCTTCCAGCACGGTCAGCGCTTCGTTCTGGATCACAATCGGCGCGTCGCCGTCGCGGTAGACCCTGGCATCCACTAGCACCACATCGCCGGGCAGCACTTCCACCTGCAAGCCCGCCACGCTCACCCGGTACGAGTTGACCGGCAGAGCGTGCGTCCTCAAATGCGCTACCGCCGCCTTAACCAGCATATCCGCCGCCGCACTCACATCGACGTCGGTATTGGTCAGCGGCGCAATGTCCTTGAAGGATACCTCCCGCGCGCGTGTGCCGTAGGTCGTGATGCTGCTGGCAATGCGGATGCTGTTGTCGCCCTTGTCAATCGTGTAGGTGTAGGTTCCGTCATTCCAGGTGGGCGTAGTTACGCTGCTCGTATCGTCCGGCCACAACTGCGCCGAGGCCAGTGTTAGCCGAGCCTCGCCGTCGCCCGCCCCATACACATACGCCTTGTTGAGCAGTACGGCGCTGTCCTCGACGCGCTGGATGTCGGTAATCAGGCCCGCCATGCCGTTGGCGCTCAGGTAAACCGGGTCGATGTCCAGGAAGAGACGCGCCACCACCGCCGTGGGCGGCGTGACAAACCACTCCAGTTCGCGCGGGGTCGCCGCCAGCCGGAACACGGCATCCAGGCGTTCGGCCAGGGCCACCAGCGCCCCTAACGGCGTTTCATGCACGTAGCGCGCCACCCAGCCCGGACAGGTTCCCGTCACGTCGCTTGTCCAGCCCGCCGGCAGCAGCGCCAGCAGGTCGTCCAAATTGTCCGGCCCCGTGCCGTCCAGCTTCAGTTCGCCCACGGTATCGCGCGCCAGTTCGCCCAGCAGGTCGATGCCGCCAATCTCCAGCGTCGGCTCGGCCTGGCCCGCAATGCGCAGCGTCTGTTTGGCAATCACGCCGCCACCCACCAGCACCGGCCCGCCGCCTTCGGGTAAGACGCAGTAACATAAGGCCGTGCGCTGCGCCTCCAAGAGGGACACGGCGCGCGGGTCGGTAGCCGGTACGCTCAGCGTCCACTCTCCGGCGCGGTTCATGCGCCGCGTGGCCCGAAAACGCAATATCTCGGTAAGCGGCCCGCCACCCAACTTGTCGCCGTCATCATTCTCAATGTCCACCCACGCATTCACGCCCACACCTCACGATACTCCAGACGCAGCACCGAGGCCGTGCTGCCGCCCGTGCGTGTCACCGTCACCGTATTGGCCCCCGGCCCCAGCTCCAGCCAGCGCCCGCTGCGATGGTACGGAAACAGGGTCAGGTCGTCATAGGCGTCGTTGCCATTGTTCTCCACCGTCATCGCCGCGCCGTCGATGACCAGCGTGTCCGTACCGCCGAAGGGAACCGTGCCCAAGAAGGCCAGCGCCGAGCGGATTGCGCCGTCCGCATCGTAGATGGTGATGGTAAATTGCGTCGTCGTCGTCCCCGCCGGGGCGTACTTGGCAATCACATAACTGCTAATCTTATTGCCGTGGTTGGTGACGATGGTCGTCTTGGGTGAGATGTTGACCGGGATGGTCAGCGCACTAGAATCCAGGTACAGACCGGTGTCCAGGAAGTGCCCGTCGTCCAGCGCCCAATCGCTGTAATCCCTGCCGTACCACGGCCCGATCTGCTGAAACTGCAAACGCACCTTGCTATGGCGGCGCTGGTCGACGCCGCCGCCCAGGTTGGCGCTTTGCAGTACGGCATCGCACCATTGCAGATCGCCATCATCCACCGCCTGCCGCCACAGCATGGCGCGCCGCCCCACCCGCACGCGTAGGGCGTCGATCACCGTGCGCCACTCGCTAACGGTATCCTCCAGCACCACCGCCTCATATTGCAAGGGCTGCGGGTACTTGGGCGGCGGCTCGCCGTCCCCGTAAGGCCAATACGCGCCCGCCGTGGTCGCTACCAGCCCGCCCATCGCCTGCGCCGGCGCGAGGTCATACTTCGGGTCATAGACCGGCAGCGTGAGCGTGCCAAACTGCGTCAGACGATAGGACATATTAGAAACCTAAGCTCCGCATCGCATCCAGCAGCCCGTCACGCGCCGCCGCGCCCACGCCTGCCGCATCACCGCCGCTCACGTTGACCGTAATCGCAACCGACGGGCCCGGCGCAGCCTGATTGCCCAAGCCGCTGATTAGACCGTTGAGGCCGCTCATAAAGCCGCTGCTCATGCGCGCCATCTCCTCCTGCATCCCCACGCCAATCCCCTGCGCCAGCGGTACGCCGATGCCTTCCGCCGCCAGCTTAGACGGCGAGTTGATGCCCAGCGCCGAACGTGCGGCTTGGTAGGCCGACTTCGCCGCGTCCGTAATCCAGGTCACGCCCTGCGCCATGCCCAGGGCAATCCCGCGCATGATGTCCTTGCCGACCTGCGCCCAATCCATCGCCGTGATGATCTCAATCCAGTTGTCGATGGCCGTGCTGAATATCTCCGCCACGGCGTGCCACATGGTGACAAACGTATCCGCAATCTCGGCCCCAGCATCCACAAAGCGCCCGTTGAGGGCAAACAGGCCCGCCGCCACCTGCGCCAGAATCAGGCTTAAGCCGTCCTCGACCAGCGTAGCGAGCAGTTGCCAGAGGTTGTGCATGATGGTTTGCAGCACGCCGCTCCAGTCGTACCAGTCGCCTTTGTTGGCCTCTAGCTGCTCTTGCGTGAGCACACCCAGGCCCACCAGCGCATAGCCGGTAATGTCCATCACATTGCGGTATAGCTCGCCCACCTGCCCGATAATGTCCACGCCGTACTTATCCCACAAGCGCCCCAGCATCCCCGTATCGCGCTCCAGAAAGCGGTAGGTATCGCCCATAAACTTCCAGTATAGGCCCATCGCCTGGTCGTACATGGTCTGTGCCACGCCCACCACCACCGACTGATGCGAGTTCCAACGTTCCTCGACCACGCCCAGGTATTGATCCACCACCGCATCCACGCGCATCAGCCAATAGAGCACCACGTCCTTGACGCGGTTGTAGGTGTCCTGCACAATCTGGATCACCTTCGGCGCGTTCTCCGCCCAAAACGTCTTGACCTTCTCGCCTGCGTTGACAAGCGCCGACACCCAGGCCGGGGCGTCCTCAAAAACGCCTTCGCCCGTCCACAGCGCCCTGACCACCTGCATCAAGTTCTGCACAAACTCGATTACGTTGGAAATCGCCGTCGCAATGCGGTTGTCGCCAAAAGCCTCGTAGATGGCAAACTTGAGCGCGCCCAGCTTGCCCCACCCTTCGTCAATCAGCGTAAAGAATTCAGTCACGCCGCGGCCAATCGCCTCGACCGCGCCCATCAAATAGGGCAGCGCCGCTTGCGCCAGCGAGTTAATCACCGGCAGCACCGCCCCGCCTAGTGTCTCCTTGAGGTTGCCCCAGGCGTTCTGCAACTGGATGATCGGGTCTACCTGCGCCCTAGCCTGCCCGCCAAACTCTTTGGCCAGCTCGTCTAAGATGACCTTCTGCGCGCCCGCCGTATCGCCTACCTCGACCATCGCCTTGATCATCTCTTTTTGTTCTGCCGTAAAGCTCACGCCCACCCTGGACAATGCGCCAATGCCCTTGATGGGGTCGTTGAGCGCCTTGCCCAGCTGCATGGCCGCGCCGTTGAGGTCAGTCCCAAGCGCCTGGCTCATGTCGAGCATCGTTTCCGTAGCCTGCGGGAATACATCCTTGCCCACGTTGGTAAACGTCAGCAGCATGTTCTCGCCGGCTTGGATGGCGTCATCCTCGAAGTTGGTGACCTCGGAAAGCGCGCCCGCCATCTCGCTAATTTCCTCAGCCGATAAGCCCGCCGCCTTGCCGGTAGACTTAATCACCTGCTCGGTCTGCTTGGCAATCTTAATCGCCTCGCGCGCGTCGCCAATGCCGTCTGTCACCAGACCCGCCAAGCCCTGTACGGCGTTCTGCGCAATCGAGAAGATGCCCACGCCGAGCGCCGTCGTGAGCGCACCCTTGAAGATGCCGCCCATCTTGCCCGCGCCGGCCTCGACCGTGCCCTCGGCCTTGTCTAAGCCTTCCTTGAGTCCCTTGTCGTCGGTGATCAGGTATACGGCAGCGTCGGCCAGCTTAAGCGGCATTAGTTAACCCCAATCCCCCATGAAGCCAGTTGCGCCATGCTTGCCTGCTTGCCCTTCTCCGGCTGCGCCCCGCCCAGCAGCCTGCCCACTTCGGAGGCAATCAGGCGCGCTTCCATGCGCTTCCTGCGTACATAGCTCAAGGCCAGTTCCGCCGCGCCTACCTCGTCCAGCCACACGGGATCGCCCCATACCGCCAGCCTCAACTCGGTAAGGTCGGCGTCAAAGCTGCCGCCGCCGAACCATTCGCCGAGATCGCCGCCACCTGCTTTTGAATCGACCCGAAAGGGTAGGCCAACTCAGCCACCACCTTCCAGAGTGCGGCCAGCACCTCGTCATCGTAGGCGGCTTCCTCAATCTCGCCCCGGTACGGCTCCAGTTCCACGGCATACGCAAACAACAGGTCGAAGGCCAGTTCCGGCCCATGCAACAGGGTTGGCCCCACGCGCTGCGCCAGGCTCACCAGTTCGCCTACGTTATTGATTTCAATCTGGTCGTACTGCTGGAGTAGTTCCACCAGCGGCGCAAGTTCGGTTTCCAAGCGCGCCCGCCACAGTGCCGACGGCTTGATCGGGCGCTGCGCTACGGCGTACTCCTGCCCGCCTAGCACCACCACTATGGTTTTTGCCATCGCCGCACCTACGTGGTAACGGGCGACGTGATGATTTGCAGGATGCCTAGCTCTTGACCGGCTGGCTGGCTGATGTCGGCCATGATGGTAATCTCAATCGGGATGCCGGTAGCCTCGGTCTTGGCGTAGTTGATGTCCCCGCTCAAGCCGATATAGCCGCGGTGAAAGAAGTAGCGCACCGGCTGCGGCGTGTCATTAGCCGCTTTGCGCATGCCCTCAATGCCCCACTTGTACAGGTCAAGGCCCGACTCGCTGCCGATGGTGACTTCGCTATAGCCCTTCTGCGATGCCCCTGCCGTCGTGGTGGTGGTCGTGCCGCTAAAGAGCAGCGCCATATTGGTGACGGTATGCTCGGCCAGCGAACAGGTGATGATCGCCTCGCGCTTGGTGCGCGTGGCCGCCGCCGGCGCGACGTTCTGCTCGGTGTAGACCTTGAAGAAATCTTCCTCCATGCTCAGGGCCACGCCCTCGCCTTCCAGGAAGTCGCCCACGTCGACCCATGTACCGCCCCACGCCTCGCCAAAATCAATCGTAGACTCGTCAGGGTTGGCCGTGCCCACCGCGGCGCGATAGATGCGCCCCGGCCCTACCAGAATGTCGTTGGTTGCCATGTTCTTTAATCTCCAATCGTCAAAAACAGAATATCTACCATCACCCGGTACATCCCTGAATCAATATCATGGTCGTCTTGCTGGCCCGCCACCTCCGCCATCTTGACGCCACCAAAAGAGGCTTCCTCCATACACGCTTTGACCGCTTCCGCTACCGTGTCGGCGGCGCTGTAGGTTGCGCCCCAACAGTCAATCTGATAGCGGCTGCGTCGTAAAGGCGTGCTACCTAGCTGCTGCGTGTTGCTGATACGCTGGTACGAAATGGCGGGCATGGTCGCCACCTGCGGCAGTAAGAGCGGATAGACCCTGCCGCCCACCAAATCGGTGACGCCTGTATCGCCTACTAGCCGCCCGTACACCTCTTGCCCCAAAGCCATTATTTCAAGTCCTTGCCCATCGCCGTGACGATGCGACTGCCCACGCTCTCGCCCGCCTCGTCCAGCGCCGGACGCAAGTAGGGTTGCGCCGCCGCCTGCCGTGTGCCCATCTCGACTTTGCCTGCATAGAACATGGCCGCCGCCACCACCGCTACGCCCGGCTCAACCTCTAGCTCCTTGTAATGGCCTTTGCGCTTCTCGTAGGTGCTCTGCGTGGCGCTCTTGGCGTAGATGCTGTCGCGCAGCTTGCCCGACCGTACCGGCGCATTGCCACGCGCGAGGTCGGCCACGGCCTGCGCCCCCTCGAAGAGGCCGTCGTCGGTCACGCCGAAAATGGCTTGTAGTACCTCCTTGCCGTACCACTTAAGACTGTGTAACTTAGCCATTAGAACAATCCTAGATACATGCTGTTATCGGCTTCGCCGAAGTCGAGCATGGCGGCGGCGTCGGGTTCGGGGGCGGGTTCGGGGGCGGGCGCTTCCACCTCAACCCTTACGCCGGCAATCTCTAAGCACATGAGCACGGTTTCGCGCGTGCGCTGGTCAGGGTCTTGCACGGCTTCCACTTGCAGCACGCGCGTGCGCCAAATGACACGCATCTTCTCGTCCAGGTCGGCGCGGTAGCGGATACGCACCTTGTGCGTAGCGGTCGCCTGCACCTGGCCCGCCCCCGGCGTAAAACCCTCGCGACTCGCCAGCGGCTTGACATCCCCCCACACGGTCGCCAGTTCCGCCCAGCTTTCGATGGGCTGGCCGTAAGAATCGGAGGCCGCGGTAAAGGCTTGCAGCTGCACGCGCTCGCGTAGCTGACCGGCGCGCATGTCAGTAGCCGCCTCGGTCGCCCAAGAGTAGGGCGTCCACCGCCAGCGGCAGGGTCAGCGTGCCGATGCCCTGCCCGACAATCACCGCCTCACGGTTCTCGTACAGGTGGCCCAGGTACAAAAGGACGGCTTGCGTGTAGGCGGCGGGCACAGACAAGGCATCGCCATAGCCCGCCGTATACGCAATCCGGATGCCGCCTAGCTCCTGCAAGGTGACAGACGGCCAACTGGCATTACGCTTGAGCAGGATGCGCCCCGGCGTGCTATAGGTGTCTACGAGGTAACTGGCGGCGGATAGCGTGCCGGGATTGCCGTCCTCGTCCAGGTAGGTGATGCTCTCTACGCTCACCAATGGCGGCTGGATCAGGGTAATCAAATTGTCCCACGGCCAGCAGTCCAAATAGGCCACGCAGTCACGCGTGGTAAAGGCACGCCGCGCCGTAATCTCGCATTGGATGCGCGCCACGGCAATCAGGCGCGTGATCAAGGCGTCCTCGTCGGCGACATCCGCCTCGACGCGCAGATGTTGCTTGGCCTCGTCCAGCGTGACCGGTTCCTCAGCGGGCGTCGCCATCACCACGTTCCAGGCTTTCATACTATTCGGGTTCCCCGTAGCTGATGCGCTGTACCGCACTCGCCACCACGTCATGCCAATACACTTCCGGGTCGGTCGCAAAGACGGCGGCGATAAAGTCGAAGTCGCCGCTGTAGTGTGCGCCCCAGGCATCGGCGTGCTGCTGCCATAGCGCACGGCGCACGATATACCCGCTACACGTCACATGCCCGACCTGCGGCGCACGCCCCCAATAGGCGGGTTCGGGCAGTTCTGCCCCGTTGCGTTCCATGCGCACCATCACCACGTCGGGGTCATGCATCGCCGCAATGCCTTGCAGTTCTTCCACCAGGGTCGGGCGGATGCACTCGTCGTCATCGTCCAGCACCCACACGTAAGCGCCTTCCAGATAGCGCCCCTGTTCGGCCAGTACCCGCTGCGCGGCGGGCACGCCCACGCCCACGGTGTCCACCAATAGCGTCTGCTCCCAATCGTCGCTGCTCTGCGCGCACAGGCTGGCGATATTGCGTTGCAGCATGGCCGGTCGGCGATAGCAGCGCGTGAGCACACGCAGCAAGGTCATGCTTTCTTCCTTTTGGCCTTCACGGGGTCTACGGCCTTCTGGCGTGTCTCGACCTTCGGCGCGGCGGCTTCTTGTGGGGCATCGTTCGTCACCGTCACGTAACCGGCGCGTGCCAGTTCTGCCGCCGCCGCCAAGCTCAGGCTGTAGTAGTGGCCCGCCTTGAGCGCCATCTGTTCGTCGCCGTCCCTGACGTTGACATCCGCATTCGCCAGCACCCGTGCCAGCACGCCGCCGTTCTGCTTATCCGCCATGAGTATCTCCCCTTCGTGCCAGTGCCCGCACGCCGCGCCGAAATGCGTGACCGCCATGACGTTCGCGCGCAAACAGTCCACCGCGAAAGGCAGGTCGGGCGGCTGGCCGTCGTCGTCGCTGCGAAAAGCAATCGCCTCCAGCACTTCGCGGCGAATGAGCGTGCAGCCAAAGCCCACCCCGCAGGTACGCACTACGCCCGTTGTCATCGCCGCCTTGAGGTCTGCCGGATAGAGGCTCAAGCTCATGCCCAAATTGCGCCGGTTCTCGTAGCGCCAGGCCGAGAGTACCGGTCTGCCGTGGCGCAATAGGTACGGCGCATAGACGACCGGCGCAGCGGGTTCCAGCAGCGTC